AGCCGCAGCTATTGCTCTTTTATTAGCGTCTGCTAATTTAATTGTCTTGTCTGCAATCTCATCTACATATCTTGATGTAATTGCTTGGGCAATTAATGCTTGCGTATATAGTTCAACCGCTTGTCTAGCTTGGTCTGTTGTTTTAATTGTCGCAGCATAAGACGCATTGACCTTTGATAATTCAGATATTACAAACTTTAAAGCGTTTGCTCTTTTGTTATCTGCTAACGTTACATCATCAGCTAAATTTATGTATGCTTGTAATTTTATTCCACTTTCACTCGCACTCGCTTTTGCCTTATTTAAACTTTCTGCAAATTTATCTTCTGCTTCTTTTGCAGCGTCAACACCTTTTATAAAGTTAGCAATCTTAGGACCAAATGCCACAATCAAAGACGAAACCGCACCCAACGCTAAACCAATACCTGCTGGACCCATTAAACCACTTGCCATTGACTTTAAAGCACCGCTTGTACTCCCAGCTTCAACTTTTAACCTTTGAAAACTCTCTAATAAAGGGTTTAAGTTGTTGGCAATACCTATAAATCCATAAGGAGCATCTTGCGCTACTCTTGATAAGTTCGTTAAAGCATTTGTAGCGGCACCGCTTGTTTGTGGGATTTGTCTAAACGCATTACCTAAATTATTAGTCGCAGTAATCGTTTGATTTATATTATTAACCGCATCTTTATTGTCGGCGGTTATGGTAATTTTAAGCGTTTCTTGTGCCATCTTATTTATTTAACTCCGTACATTTTTAAAGTTCTCATTAGTTGGTCTTGCGTTAGCTTAGGTCCTTCGTCTTCTTCTTCTCTATCACTAGGCAAAGGAAAGAACGCTTTTATGCTCTTAGGACTTTTATCAGTTGTATTTGACTTGTAAATCAAATATGCAATAGTCCTTGTGCGTTCCCACTCTTTGACTTGTTTATTGTCGTAAGCGTATTTATATAATAAAAATTCTCGCCAAGTAAGTTGCCAAAACTCGTTAATCGTTAAGCCAACCTCAATAGCGAGAATGATTATTGAATCCCAACTATAAAAACCTAATTTTTTTTTTGACTAGCCGATTTGTCTTCTTTTAATTCTGGCACCATTGAATTTTGCATATACTTCATAAATTCAACAAGTTGTCCGTCCTTAGCAGTCAATCCACCAACTTCGTCTATCCAATTGCAGATGTCATACTCCTCAAAATCAATAGGTTTCTTCAGACTCTTATATCCACTCTCGGCTGATGCTTGTACAATATGAACTATTGTGTCTAAGTTGTACACCCCAGAAGATAAAACGTTTATTAGTTCCATTAAAGTTTTGTTCTCTAATTCACAAAAACGCTTCATCGCCCAAGTTCCCCATCTTAAAGGTATTGTTGTTGTTTCTAGTTTTAGTTCAAACATATTTTATTATGCAGTTTCGGTTTGTGTTAATGGAGGAGTAGTTACTACGAATGTTGCAGTAAATTTCACATCGTCAGCATCGTCAGCAGTTACGCTAAAGTCTGAAATGAAAACTGTACCGCTATAAGTAATATCTCCAGCCGCAGGACTTGCTTTACCCATCTTCATATTGAATTGTGTTTTAGCAGCGTGAGCAGCATATAATTGTTGGTAACTATCCTTTGAAGGAGTACCAGTTTCGTCAATTGCAAAACCTTCACACTCAAAAGACTGACTGAATACTGGACTTGGAGTGTAAGAGTTACCACACTTAGAAGTCGCATCAATTGTGTCGTTAGTTGAAGTGAAAGAGTTAGTTGTAAGACAAGCAACTGGCTTAAAAGTTGCATCTCCGTCTATGTCTGCAAGTAGGATATAATCTCTACCGCTTACTTTAGTTTCTGCCATTTTATTTAATTTTGAGTTATTGTTATGTTATATGTTATAATTGTTCTAAATACGTTATCAAGTGGGTTTAAACCATCTAAGTTTCTGATACTTGCAACAAATAGCGAAGAACTATAAAAGCCGTTTGCTAATGTTATATCGGTATCTGAATTTATAGCAGTCAAAACCAAATTGCTAATTTCTTCAGCTCGTTTATAGCCAAAGTTAGCATTTTTTGTAACAATGTCCACATCAATTGTAATTCCATTTGTGTAACCACTTTTTCCTTGTTCTTGGCTTGATGTTCTACCGCTCATTACAATATATTCTGCTCCTGCTCCGTCTGGTGCTATACCATCGTAAACAGTAAGTCCACTTGCGCTTGTCAAGTTAGTATAAAACCATTTTTTTATCTCTACGTTAGGGTTAAGCATCTAATAATTTTTTAAGTCTTTGTATCAATTTTGGCTTTTCTTCTTGATAAGCTGGAATTAGAAATGGTTGCGGTCTTAATCCTTTTTGTAAGATACTTCTTGCAATTACAAAAGCTAATCCTTTGTCGTTTTTGCCGTTACCTATTCCTTTTCTTTTTACCCACAAAGTTAAGGCATCAACCATATCTTTAAACTTGCCGCCTTTCCCACCTTTAAACTGCTTTGCATATGCCGTAAAATCAGCAGGCACACTTACTTTGCCTCCAGTTCCAAACTCTACATAAGGACTATAACTTGCTGTTGATTCTACACTAAAAGTAAGGTCGCCACTCTTAATTAAGTTAATTCCGCTTCTTAATTGACCAAAATTAACTGGAGCCAATCTTTTAGCACTTGATTGTATTTTTAAAGCAGACGCATTAATCTCATTAGATACTTCTTTTTTAAGGTTAGTGTCTAAATTCTTTAACGCTTTTTGAACCGCATCTAATCCGCTTAAATTAACTACAAAAGCCATTAGTTATAAATTACAAGTTCGTAAAATCTATGCTGATTTTCTACATCCTTAATAGAGTGTATCGTGTATCTTATACTATCAATCTCTACTTCGTAGTTTACATCAATAGTAACTCCATAACGTATATAAAGGCGGTTTCTTTGGTCAAATTGCAATTCTGACTCGTCTACTGCTCTATTCTTGTCATCTGGTCTTAAATCGCCCCATACTGTTGTTTCTAAGGCAAATGTCGTAGTGTACCCACCTTGCCCATCACTTGTGCGAGTAGGAGCATATAACAAGACTTGGCGAGTCATTGTATTTGCGTCTATATAAACCGATTTTGCTTTCCCTAATTTCATATTATAATATTGGACTTACTCTTGTCCAGCGTTGACACGCCTTCCAAGTTTTGTTACAAATACCAGTGTCGCTATCTAAACCTCTATTCTCGTAGTCGTAGCTTACTTGGTCTAAAATAGCTACTTTTAAGTCAGTTGGGACTGTTGTATAACCACTTGTGTAAGTTGCCTTTAAATTCTCATATTTTGGGTAAGATAACTTTATAAAGTCATCTCCGATTAATTGATAATCAGCCGATTCAATTTCCAATCCGTCTTGGTTCATATCATACAAACGAAAAGAAGCATTGTAAGGTCCAAATGGCATTTCAAAGTTCCCACTAACGTTGTTAAAATAAACAACCATTGATTTAGGAACTAAATTCAATCCAGTAGCCATTTCTATTGCTTCCCTTGCTTGGGTAATAAGCATTGTAAACAAGCTATCTTCCGCAGAGCCAGTTACTCTACAATATGCCTTAGCTTCCGAAACTGTTACTGGTTCGGTAATTGGTAGGGTTGGAGAAGAAATAAAATCGTTTATGTAATTACTATATGCCATACATTCTTTTTACAAATTTACATTAATTATAATAAAAAACCCCACCGATTAAGGCAGGGTTCTTTTTATTTTAGATAGGTATAAGATTATACGTTACCTAAGTCAGCATAGATAGCTGAAGTAGTCAACATTAAGTTGATGTCTTCGTAACACTCAATACGAGCAGTTACTAAGTTCTTTTGGAAGTTATCTCCATTCTCATAAGAGAACTCAATAGCTAATCCTTCAACTTCAACTCTCTCAATGTAGTTGTTATCAATAATCAATACTTTGTCATCAGTTACCCAAGACGCAGAGATTACTGGAACACCCCAAATTGTGATACCGCCGTTAGGAGATACGATTACAGAACCGTTACCAGCGTAGTAACCAGCAGCAACAGTAGCTTTCAATAAGCGACCCATTTGCGTTTGAGATACTAAAGCATAAGAAGGAACGAAGTTTGCAGTCTTTTGGTTACCGATGTAATCAATCAATTGCAATAAATCGTTAGTTTCCGCTGTTGTAGTAGAACCAGTTGCAGCACCAGATACAGTACCGAAGAACGCAGCGTTTTCAGCCTTGAAGAAATCTCTTTGTAACATTCTTGGTAAAGTTTGAGTCATAAAAGGTAATGACTTCAACATTTGCTTAGAGAAAGTAGAGAAACCAGCTAAGTAGTCATTTACTACTTTAACTTCTGTTAAAGAGTAGTTGTTCTCGCCTTTATCAGAACCTTCTGTTTGAGCAGCGATGTTGTTAGTTAAACCAGCGTTCTCACGATAGTAAACATACAAACCAGTGCTTGAACGTACTGTTGGTACTAAATCTCTAAAGTTGATAGATTGTGCTGGTTGGATAGCTGGGTTAGGAGCGTAAGTTGCTACTGAATCACCAGTTAAGTTACCACTTAAAGTCATTGTCTTAACATCAGACAAATCTAAACGGAACTTACCGTTAGACTTTAAAGACTTTTCCATTGCATCCATATTGCCGTCAAGTTTCTCTAAGATAACTTCGTCAATGTGCTTTACTTCTTTAGTTGCAGCTTTCTTTTGAACCGCAGCTTGTGCATCGAATTGCTTTTGCATTTCGTCTTTTACTACACGGATTTCTGCTTTTGCTTCTTCTAAAGCAGCAGTTGTGTCAGCTTGAAAACCTTTAAGGTTCTCTGCCATTTCGTTAATTAAATTTTCCATTTTTACTTTTTAAATAGATTGTTAAATTGTTTGATTGCTTTCAATACTTCTTCGTTACTTTTCTCCTCTACTATTGTTTCAGTCGGCTCAACTGCTGGTGCGGGTTGAGTGATAGTTTCCACAATTTCAAGTTCTAATAACGCAGCTTGTATTTGTTTTATTTGAATCTCCATTAAAGCAAAAGTGTCATCTGTAAAGTTGCCACCTCTAAATGCCTTAATCAAGTTTTCTAAACGCAAAGATAATACTTCTTT